GGGTAATAATATGGATCCGTCGATTGTTCGGGTTCACGGTCCTGTTCCATATCCATATCCTTCTCATCTAAAATATCTACCGGATTATATTCTATGGGCTTCCCAATTTCAGTTTCCATATATATACTAGTTTTTCATTTTTTTAAGCTTCATATTCCTCATCACTATTATCGTCGTCGTCGACTATGAACCCCTTTAAATTACCATTGTCATCTGCTTCACTGTCGGATATTTCATCTTCTGTATCAGTCTCAGTTTCACATAAATCTTCGTCGGATTTGTTACCAGAGTCTGTATCATAATCATCATCTGAATAATCGTCTTCGCATACGTCTTCCGTGGGTTCTAGACGAACGGGTTTTTTAGAAATTCGTCCTGAACGTGTACGTAGAGTTACATGCGAACGGCCTACGTCTGCAGTCATTTGATACAAGTACCGTTATTCTTTTTAAATGTATTTAGGTATAAATTTAAGCTTACGATGAATAGCTTCATTCATTAAAACTCTTTCAAATTCTATTCCTAACCTATTTGATATTTTAGTGATCTCATCTGCATGTTCCTGTTCCGAATTCTCTAGAAACATCGGAATTTCGTTTAAATGTACTAAGGCGTTATGTAAAAATGTCTGTGACCGACCTACATGCGCCTTATATTCTTTAGCGAGACCTATATTAGCTAAAAATGCTTTATAATGTGTTTCGTTTATACCCGAATACTTATGAGTCTCTTTAATTATTTCGTGTACGATATCTAAATCACTGTATATAAATGTAATCTTGGATATCATATATGCAAATATACCAATCAATATAATAACATACATCCTATAATACTCTGAGTATTTTATCTGTAAGAATATGTTCACGCTTTTTACATAGACAATCTTGTCCAATTCGATTTTTCACGATATTAAACGATGTACTGGTTTTATTACATGTATTACACTTATAATCGGTATTAACGATAGTTTTATATTTAGATTTTTTTGTCACGCTTTTAATAACTATATCCACACCTGACGGTATAATATGTTTGATCATGAAACCCTTCAGTAAATTTGCACTCTCGATGGGGTCTTCCTTCTTTACTTCTGGACACGGTATGCATATATTATTGGGTGTTTCTACAAACGGTGGCTTATATCCACCCTTGTATATTTCGTTAAATATCTTATCTGGTAACTCGTGCTTTCGTCCATAGAAATCTTTGCAATACCCAAATCTTCTACCTCTCATTGTAGGGCACGTACAAAAACAACGTTGGGCGATGGTTCTTCCCTCTATTCTAAACCATACATGGTTAGACATGTGTTCTCGTCGAAGATTTTCACAGTATCGAGAGTTCGTTCCTACTAAAAAGGTATTTTTATCTTGGAATACTTTTGTAATTTTAGAATTCCCCTGTCCCTCTAAATTTTTTTGAATAAAAGATTCGATTTGAAAAATAATTTTCTCATCCGAGTAAACGTTTTTAATTTCCCGAAGTGAAAATCCACCTTCCTCACGTTTTGATCCTTCAATTATAACATGGTCAGTTACTTGTGTGCGAAGTGTGGACATGTGCATGATATCAACACTCGGACATTTATCATGAATACGGGTAAGGCCCCCATTTCCATGTGTATACATGAGTACGGGTTTATACACTCCGTGATATTCGCGCTTGACGTACTTATGGGCCCATGGCATTCGGAAACCACTACCCTTAGAAGTTCGTCTCCCTCCGCCGTATACAGCCGTATCTACTATATCCTTCCAAGGTTTACCTGGGAACATTATGTTCAATGACGATACGATGTGAGAATGTAAAGCCATAGCCGATCCATGGTCAACAACGAATTTGGGCCAATTCATATGAATACCATATTTAATCATACCCTCACCACACGATTTTGGTTCGGCCACGGATATAAGAACATCCTTCCCGCCGAAATGTGTAACGCGATCACAAATCGTACGAGTATACTCCTCGAGACGTTCGAATGGTATATCTTCTACATCTTTATAATCGAGATCAACAAAAAAGTTAAACGTATCCGTCTTCTGTTCGACGAGACATACACGTTCACCAGCCTTTACACATTCAATGTATATTGAATAAAAATGATTCAATCTATCAAAAGGAACAGATAGACGGCTGTTAAGTCCGCCGTCCATGAGCACATGTGATAGATTGGAGCCCTCTTTAAAGGTGAATCCATCTTTTAGACACTTAGATCTAAACATACTTACATTTATATAGGGGTTTTCTTTTAATACTCTTCTTCGTGCCAGATTGAAGTCCTGCACGACACGTCTCTATATTCGTCTTCCTGTATACTAAGTTCCTTTTTCTCCACTAAAAGTTCGTACACTGTTTTATTTTTAATACCTTCTATATACTGATCAGCCCTCTCTTCGCTATATGATTTCTTATCGATTAATATTTCTTTAATTTGCTGAAGGATATAGTTCTTCGACTTCATTATTTTATAGTGAAGGTTTTTCTGTTAAGAGAAGTCACGCAAGTGTAAAATTCTGGATTGTTAACCACATTTTCCACAATTCGTTCCCAACACCTTCTCACGTTAAACTCATGTAACGTATCAAAACTCATAAAATCATTCTCGTCGTACGTTCTTTTCATGTGTATTTTCTTAGTTTGCATTTTATATTTTTCTTCATTAAATCTACGTATAAGTTCTAATTGTTCGGTTTTTGAATAATCGACAAATAATATAAATACAGTGTACTCTAGCTCCACAGTAGGACTTTCTCTTACTGTGAATGAATAACTTGTATATTCTCCACTTTTCAAGGATACAACACCTCTAGTCTCTTCCTCTAATTCACGTAATGCACATCTTATAGGACAATAAATTTCGCGACGTCTACAACCCCCAGTTACAAAAATCCACTCTTTGAATCTTTTGTCTCTCACCGTGAGAAAACGGGGTGTATCACCAGCAAACGTTACGGGAATAGCTATAGCTTTATGTTTTTTCATTGCTCATTAGCTTCTATAATCCCCTGATAAGATTATTGAGGCGAAAGTTGTCCAGGTGTGGGCATAGGCATAGTTCCCATGCTCATCATGGGTTGATTCTGTGGGTCAAAACTAGTGTTTGCACCCTGACCGGCGTCATCTACATTCACCGACGGGGCGTGCATCTCACTCTCTTCCTGTTCCGTATACATCTCATCCTCCTCGGCAGCACGATCGAGGACGTCCTTAATTTGGGTGATATCGTCTTTAGATCGCCTGAGTTCGCGATACATATAAATAGATGCAATCACACAGACGGCTACTGTTACGAGGAGTGCAGTCTCGCGATCGAATGTAAACATGCTGTAATTATTACAGTCATTTTGTTTTTAAGTAGATACAATTACGCCCATATTGGATCTATTGGTAGTTGGGTAATTGTATCCCTGTTGACCAAATTGTATTTCCTGATAATGGCCATTTTTACTTTTTGCACTTTCTACTGGGATATATTTATTAAGTGTTCCGGATTTAGGATTGTAGGTGATCATAAAAACGAAAAATACGAGAAATAAGAGTCCCCACATTTAATACTTATTGGGAAAATACTACGTGTTCATTTAGTTGCTATACATCAACCCTCCCATTCCATTTTCTATGCGTAAAATATTGAGATTTACTCCATAAATGTCGGCGTCGAAACCAGCGCCACCCTCTGTTAAAAGGCGAGCACTATCAAGACGACTGAAATTTAGACTGCCGGTCGGCTGAAGCTTACCGGTTTCTAGGCAGAAAGGGTAGATGAAAAGTTTCTTAGAATCACCGTCGGCGGCTACGGTTGTGGTAGATGTATACGTTAAGCCGTTAATCGCAGACTGAACATCGCCGAGAGCGCTGATAACAGGGGCCGCGGAAGAGGTCGTCGTCGTAGTGACAACCTGTAAAGGCTTGGAAGAAGGGGTATGGTAATACTCGCTGATCGCCGTGTAATGGGGATCTGTATATTTGAAATCCGTAACATCAGTACCGTTGATCTGAAGCTTAACCTTCGAATTATCATTTGCAATACTGAGTAAAGCTGGGTGATAAGAAGCTAAATACTTCACTGGATGATTCATATTAATTTCCTGTACGGTTGAACTAGATGCGATAGATTTCTGAGTCTGTGTAATGAGCATGTTTTGGGGAGTGTTCGCGAGAGCGGCACGCTCATCGGTATCGAGGTAGATAAAATTGGCGTAGCATTCCCACGAACCAGTAAGATCTGCTCCCCAAGTAATCCTAAGCTCAACATCGTGGAATTGAAGAGATACGAGTGGTAAAGCCGATTGCACACTCTCACAGAACGAAAATCTAAGGGGGTAAAATCGACTCTTAGCGGCCTCACCGTGACCACTCTTGGACTTGGACGTGTTTTGCGCGAAAACGGTTGGTGCAATGTACTGAGAGAAATGACTCTCTTGAGTGTCAATAACTTGACCACCGACTAACCATTCCACCTTGGCGATACGGTTAACCCACTCGGCGGGAGAATAAGAAGCAGTTCCACTGCGGGGAGACAGGTAGACATACCCGAGAAGGTCTCCCTTGCGCTCGAAACGGACAGTCGACATACCGTTCGCGACGGGGTTACCCTGGATAACCTGCTTCTCGACGGTCTGAGAAAAATTTGTATGACGTTTGTATGTAGAACGGAAAAATGAAACTTCGGGTTTGCCAACGATATGAGCATCCTGGGCTCCAATTGCCACTAATTGTGCAATTCCACCTGACATGTTTTATATTATACTACGGTTTTATTTTTTTAAGCATTAAAATAAGGGGACCTGTGGGTGAAGAGACTCGGTGAGTAGAAGTGATAGAATTCCGATCATCGCGAGTCGACCGTTCACGAGTTCGGTCTCGGGCTTCCATGGTCCCTGGACGTATCCCTCATCCTCTGGGTTCGCGGCCGTACCGAGGAAAACCAGGGATGCGACGGCGATGGAGAGTCCGATATTATCGTGGAACTGTGCGCTGATAGGGTTACCGGTCATGACTTCATCGACCAGCGCGGAGGTGAAACCAATCATGGCCGCGCGACCGTTAACACGCTCCGCGACCGCTAGAAAATCGTTGGGGCGATCGATCTTTGTGAAACGAGACCCCTCGTTGGTCGCCCGTACTACGGTGCGAATAGTGCGAGACTTAACCCTGTTCCTGGATTGAATGGGGGTGGTAATGACGGGCCTGAGAGTGGCGATGCAAGACATTTTGTACTTTACGAAAGCGCTTTTTCTTTAATTGATACGCTTTTCGAGTTCAGTCAGTCGAAAGTGTAGAGAGTTTCACTCGTCATATTTAGGCGTGATCATGTTGCTGATGCGCACGCATGCGCGAGTGATGTGCTCCTCCATCTCATGTTTAAAAGTTTGCATCATCTTATACGAATATTGTATAACGTAAACCTGAAATTTATTTCGTTCTTCTTCTAATAATTTACCTAATGTTTCTACGTTATTTTCGAGATCCCCGACACGTTTGACGAGGGATGCGACTAATAGTTCCATCGTCGCGACTTTATTCTTTTCGGATTGGAGTTGGCGGTCGACCTCTTGTAGTGCTGCAGTTGCCACCGTAAATATAGCATCTTTGTCTATTCCATGGAAATCGTCTACTTCTTTTCCGACAAGTTTTGTTTGTCCTGTCCATTCTTTATCGATAGAATCTACTTCTACTTTAAACCGTGTAGGACTCAAAATTTCTAAAACTGTAAAATCGCGTGTTGATATAGACGTTTCATAATAAAAATGTGCATTTTTACCAACTTCTATTTGTTCACATGGACTGACGAGTTCTACTGTACCATCTTCGAGTATGTTTGCATCCACAAAATCTTCTCGATCAAATGGCGCCGACAATTTAGTTAAATTTGTCGCATATGGTAAAACTTCTCGAACATCCTGTGCGATAAACCCATATACAGTCCCCTTATTTGGTTGTAACTTATATTTATATGTTTTAGGTTTTATTTTACGAAGAATGTTAAGTGCTGAAACATCGTCTATATCTTTAATATCTTCTTTGATTCTACGGTCACTATACCCAGACCTGTTTAGATATACCGTTTGTTGAGCGTAGTGATTTATATGGAAAACGTGGCTGGCTCCACTTCTATAACAGTCGATATGATGTCCGTTATTCGGCCACTCTAAATATGTACCATATGATGACACGCGACGCTGCCGTCGTAAATCCAATTCGTAAGTGTATATTTGACTACCCACATGGGCGTAATTATGAACATACAAGTTTCTCCATTTATACGACGTAGCTCCAAGATCTACGGCGTTGGTGTGGTGATTAGTACCGTTATGATCTGCGGGAATTATAGCATTATCCGTAAAATGAATCCCTGCACCTAAAGTTGTACCATAATTTCTCCATATACTTCCTCCGTGATCCGTTTGTACATAACTCGCGCTATCACCTGCGCTGACTCGGGTATAACCGGAGTTATTAATATCAAACACGTGGGAAGTTCCGTTAGGTCTAAACGCTAAATCACCCGTCGGTGTAGATTGAATCCAAAATTTATCAGTTCCCGAATGTTGAAATCTTAGATACCCGTATCCGCTTCCGGCATCTATATACACACTCGCATGATCGCCCGTGGATGTTCCGGTGTTTTTAGCTCGTATCCCTGAATCTCCTGTAAATTGAACATCTAGTGGATTGTTCGGACTTACGGTTCCCACACCCACTTTACCATTTGCTTTTACAACAAATCTGGTGTTTCCACTACTCACACATTCCAGTAGTTCAACATCACTACGATTACCAGAGTTTTCAAGTTTAAGAACATTTCCGTCGCCATTTGAAGCACTGTCACGATTAGCTCTAAAATGAACCATAGGTAACGATATTGAGCCATGCTGTGCGGCCACATCTAGGGTAGCACCCGGACTCGTTGTCCCTATCCCCACATTCCCCGTAGACCTATAAATATTTGATCCACTTAACGTGAAATAGTTGGTTCCCGGGGGACCGGCAACAGTTGAAGCCGCACCCGGGGGGCCGGGGACGGTCGATGCTGGACCCGGGGGACCTGGGGGACCGGAGGGTCCCGGAGAACCAGTAACACCGGTAAGCCCCGGGGGTCCATTTGGACCGGTAGGACCGTCAATACCTGTATTTCCGATAGGACCTTGAACACCGGTTAAACCCGTTGGACCCGGGGGACCCGTTGG